AATGGAGGTGTAAAAGATTTAAATTCTCAAACTCCAGCACCAACATCAAGAGTAGGAACTACATTTAATAACAATCATGTAATAGAAGGTGCTTTAGTTAGTGGTAAAAATAACATAGTTAGTTCAGGAGATGGTGTTATTGTAATTGGTAACTCAAATGTAGTAGGTGCAGGAGCAAAAAACATAAGCATAACAAGTTCGAGCGGAGTTAATGTTTTAGGCGGTGTTTCAAATATAAGTGTAACAAATAGTTCAGGAATAACAGTAACAGAATCCAATGTAACTTATAACAATGGAATTAAGACTTTAAACAATGTATCTTATAAAAAATATGTTGCTTTACTTAGTCAGTCAGGAGTTACAGCACCTACAGTAGTAGAGTTAGAAACTACAATGAGTAGTGGCATTACTTCAAGTTATGATTCAACAGGACTTTATAAATTAATTTCAAATGGAGAGTTTACAGTAGGCAAAACAATAGTATTATCAACACCAACAAGGAGTGATGCTTTTATTGCTGTTATTCAAAGTTCTGCAAGTGAATTATACATAAATACAAAAGACATAACAAGTGATACTCCATTCATCCCTAATGCAAATGATTTGTTAGATAATACAGCAATCGAAATACGAATTTATTCATAATTGGTACTTAAAAGATAATGGCAAAGACTACAATAGAAATAGATGTAAACACAGGCGACTCGGCAAAGTCGCTTAGTGATTTAAGAAATGAGTTTAAGGATATACAAAAACAACTTTCAGGATTAACACCAGGAACTGAAGAGTATATTAATGCTTTAAAAAGATTAGGTGCTGTTAAGGATGACATAGGCGACCTTAAAGATGAAATCAATGCTTTTGCAGGTGCTGATAAAAAAATAGCTGCTGTTACTAATGTAATGGGTGGATTAGCAAATGGATTCCAAGCTGCTCAAGGTGCTGCCGCTTTATTTGGTGCTGATAATGAAGCCTTAAATGAAACAATGGTTAAGCTACAAGCTACTATGGCTATAACTCAAGGCATTCAAGGACTTGCAGGAATGGGCGATAGTTTAAAGGCTGTTGGTAATCTTTTAAAATCAACAACCATTGGAACAAAGTTAGCAACTGCTGCTCAATGGTTATGGAATAATGCTATTAAAGCGAATCCAATAATGGCTATTATAACTGCTATTGGTGCTTTAGTAACAGCTATTATTATTCTAACTCGTACAATGAATGATGAAGATGAAGCGCAAAAAGAAGTAATCAAGAATAGAGAAAAAGAGTTAGAGTTAATGCAGGAAGCCGACAAGGCAATGCAGAAAGAAACTGATTTTAGAAAAAGTTTAGCAGAGGCACAAGGTAAAAGCGCACAGGAATTAGCGGCATTAAATGAAGAGTTAAGCAAACAAAGAATAAAGAGAATAGATGAAGAGATAAAAACAGCTAACAAATTATTTAAAGATAGACTTGTATTAATGAAAAATACAAGTGGAGATGAATATATTGAGTTACAAAAAGCTAATTCAGAAACTTTAAAGTTGATGAAAGATTTAGCTAATGAAAGATTAGATATTCAACGAAATTTACAAATACAAAATGCAAAATTAGAAACAGAAGCTAATAAAGCATCAGCTGAAAAATCCAAACAAAGAGTAATAGAGAAAAAAGAAGAATCAAATAAAGAGTTTGAAGATGCTTTAGCAGAAGCTGAAAGGTTATCTAATATTGAAATTGAAAAAGAAAAGAAATTAGAAGAACAAAGAGCAGCGAGACTAAAACAAATGCGAGACCAAGAAATCGCAGAGCAAATAAAAGCAGATGAAGAATATGGTAAATTATTAGAAGAAAAAGCTAAAAAAGAAGAAGAAGAAGAAAAGAAAGCATTAGAAAATAAGAAAAAAGCAAAAGAGCAAGAAGTTGCATTAACATTACAAGGTCTTCAATCAATTCAATCTTTAGCAGATGCTTTTGCAGGAAAAAGTGAAGCAAGTCAAAAGAAAGCATTTCAAATTAAAAAGGCTGCAAGTTTAGCACAGGCAACAATTGAAACTTACCAAGCGGCACAGTCAGCATTTGCAAGTCAAATGGCAATACCAACACCTGACGCACCAATAAGAGCAAACATAGCAGCAGCCATAGCAATAGCAAGTGGATTGGCTCGAGTAGCTGTAATTGCTAAAACTAAATTTGAAGGTGGCGGTGGTGGTGCAAGTGGTGGCGGTGGCGGTGGTAACTTAGGTACATTTAGTCAAGGCGGTGGCGGTGGTCAGCCTCCGCAAGGATTAACATCACAAAACACAGTAACTCAACTTAATCCTGATGGCACAGTAGCAGGACAAGGCAATAGAGAAGCTGCACCGATGAAAGCGTATGTAGTAGAAAGTGAAAGTAGAGCAGTAACAGAAAGAGTAAACAAATTAAGTAATAATTCAAAAATAGGATAACATGGAAAATTTACCAGTTTATAAATTAGTAATTGATGATAGTGATGAATTAGGAGTTGAGTACATCGCTTTGGTGGACCAACCTGCAATAGAAACTAATTGGCATGCTTTTAAAGAACATCAATTTGAAAGTTATACTGATTACCCAAAACAAGCAAGTGAAAATGCTAAAATAGCTTTAAGATATGCAGAGGAAAACGGATGGGGTGATTGTGGAACTCCCGTTGGAAAAATTAGAGCAAATCAATTGGCAAATGGCGAAGCTATAAGCAGAGATACAATTGCACGAATGGCTGCATTTGAAAGGCACAGACAAAACTCACAAAAAGAGTTAGGCGATGGATGTGGTCGTTTAATGTGGTTAGCATGGGGCGGAGATGCAGGCATAGAGTGGGCGCAAAGAAAATTAGAGCAAATTGATAGAGAAAAAATGGTTGTTAACCCAAGAGCAGGTGAAAGCAAAGATGAATTTGTTTCACGTTGCATTGCAGTTGAAATAAATACAGGTAAAGAACAAGACCAGGCGGCTGCTATTTGTTATACTAAATGGGATGAGCAAAACATGAAAGGGCATTTTAAATTCTTTGCAGATAAAGAACGTAGATTGATTAGCGGAGCATTAATGATTTCTGATTTACCTATTTATAGAGCAGATGAAAGTGGTGAATACTATGTAGTGTTTGACAAAGAACAAATTGAAAAAATAGCACAGCGTTTCTTCAAAAAAGGATTTACTCATAACGTAAACATGATGCACGATAGCGAAAGACAAGTTGATGGAGTTTACATGGTAGAATCTTTTATTATTGACAAAACTAGAGGAATAAAAACACCTGAAGGTTATCCTACATTAACAGAGGGTTCATGGTTTGGAACTTTTAAAGTAGACAATAACGAAGTTTGGAATGACTTTATAAGAACAGGAGTGTTTAAAGGATTTAGTGTTGAGGGTGCATTTGCTCATAGAAAGCTAAAAGATGCGCCTGTTAATGTTATTGAGAGCCTAGCAGACAGAATACACAACTTAAGAAAAAAAGTGGCTGAGATTGCAACTAAATAAATTTAATGTACTTTATAAAAAAACAACATAATGGAAAATAAAAAACAAACGTTTAAAGAAGTTTTTTCAGACATGAAAGAATTATTCAAGGATATTTTTCAAGACGAAGTAAAAGACTTGAAATTTGCTGACTACAAAGCAAAAGACGGTTCTATTGTTCGTACTGATACAGAAGAAATTGCAGTAGGTTCTAAACTACAAGTAATAACTCCTGATGGTGTTATGGATTTACCAGTTGAAGTAACTGAAATGGTTATCATGGTAAATGAAATGCCAATGAAAGTTTACGTTGAAAACGGGGTTGTAAAAGGCATTGAACCTGAAGAAGTAATGGAAGAACCTGTTATGGAAGAAATGGCATCCGATAATAACGAACAATTTGAAGCAAAGTTTGCTGAATTAAACGAGCGTTTATCAAAGTTAGAATCTGCATTAGGTTTATCAAACCAAGCATTAGAAGCTGCAAACGCTTCAATTTTAGCACAAACAGATTTAAACAGAAAGTTATTTTCATTGATTGAAAAAGTTGCAGATGCTCCAAGTGTTGAGCCAAAGTCAACTTCAAAAGAAAACTTTAAAAAATCAAACACTACAAGTTTAGAAGAATTTAGAAAAAAAGTATATAACTATTAACCAATAAAACAAAAAACAAAATGGCATTTTCATTTGATTCAATGACTGCTTATGTTGAAGAAAACAGAGCAGACCTCATCACCAAAGCAATATTAGGTGGTGTAACCTTAGGAAAAGGAGTTGATATCCGTACAGGAATTAAGTCAACAGAAAAAATCCCTGTATTAGAAAGTACAGTACCATTCCAAGCAGAAGCGTGTTCATTCACAACTTCAGGAACTACTACTTTTTCACAGGTATCAATCGCAACTGTAGGTATTAACTTTGCAGAGCAATTCTGTTTAAAAGACTTAAATACTTACTATACTCAGAAGTATTTACCAGCAGGAGCAAACAATGATTCTTTATCAATTGCACAAAACATTATCGACAGAAAATTAGCACAAGTTGCTAAGAATGTAGAGCAAATGATTTGGCAAGGTAAAACTACTTACACTAACTCAACTGTTTTAAAACAAATGAATGGTTGGTTAGCAACAATTGACACAGCAGGAACAGCAGTAGCAGCAACAGCATCTACTTTGAATGCAACAAACGTGTTGACTATTTTTGATGATGTTTATGCAAAAGTACCAGCTGCTGCAATTGCAAATGAACCAATCGTTGCTTTCTGTGGATATGATACATTTAGAATTTTAGCTGCTAAGATTACATCAACTTATGGAATCTATGGTTCACAATACACTACTGATAATGTTTGGAACAATTGGGAAATGATGTATCCAGGAACTAACATGAAAATTGTAGCCGTTCCAGGAATGAATAATGACAATGCAGTCGATACGGGTAGTCTTGCAACAGCTGCAAAAAATCGTATTATTGCAACTTACGCAAGTAACTTAGTATTCGGAACTGACTTACAATCAGACTTAGAAAACATCGAAGCATGGTATTCAAAAGACTCGCGCGTATGGCGTTTATTTGGTGCATTTAAGGCTGGAGTAGCAGTTAAATTCATCGACCACGTTGTTCAATACACTAACGCTTAATATTAACTAAGGGAGTGTAAAAGCTCCCTTTTAAAATTTATAACATATGGCTTGTATACTTACCGAGGGCGTAACCCTTGATTGCCGCCAGGGCGCGGGCGGAGTGAAAAAAATATATCTTACAGAGTTTGCCAATGTTTCAACAATTACAGCTTCATCAGGTCAAGTTAGTGGAATCACAATGGTAGCAGGAAAAAAATTCTGGACTGTTGAGGTTGAGTTAGAAGATGCACAATTTGACGAAAATGCAACTGTATCAATTGAAAATGGTACAACTTTCTACGAACAAACATTAGTTTTTTCAGTTTATAAAATGACTGCTAAAAATCGTAATATTGTTCGTTTACTAACACAAAACAGATTGATGGTTATTGTTCAAGATGCAGACGATGTTTATCACTTAGCAGGTGAAACAAGAGCAATGCATTTAACAGCAGGAACTTCATCAACTGGCAAAGCAATGGGTGATAAAAATGGCTATTCAATTACTTTAACAGGCAAAGAACCTTTACCTGCAAACAAAGTAAATTCAGGAGTTATTTCAGGCATTATATAATTTTCCTGTTCGTTTGATTCGAGAGGTTGCAGAAATGCAACCTTTTGTTTTTATGGTACTTTTTAAAATATGCAAATAATAAATAAAGGGCAAAATAATTTTCTAGTATTTACACTAACAGAAAAAGTTACTTTAAATA